GCCAAGTGCAATCTCCCGTAAGTGTCTCCAGGTGACGGCGGGCGCATCCCCCTTCCGGGGGAGTAGCTCTGCCGGTTTACTAATCCTATATAAGGATAGCACCCGGACCACTCACTCAAGACCAGCCTAAACGCTAGGTAGTTAACCTAGTCGCAGGGCGCTTGGTCTCTCCCTCAAGGCCAATATGGCCCCGATCGTCCTTAAAAGGGCGATCTCCACCCAAGCTTTATGCGGACGTGCTTGGGGCGTCCAGAACGCTCCAGGTGCTTCTCATTAACCATGGGTGGCATATCCCACGGATTGGTTTCCGTAACATTGGAAACCGCGCTAGATGGCAGCCAGGGAATTGAATCCCTTAACCAAGCTGCCGTGTCAAGCTTGAGTAAACACTTGAGCAAGGCACCATAGCCCTCCAGAGGATCTGAAGGGGCTTCGGCCTCCACTACGTAGCCTTTAACTAAGGGGCTACGGAGGCCCGGGTGCTCCCTTTGGGTTTCATACCCAAGGAAAGAGACCCGGCCTAGCACTGGGGACGTTGGCAGGACAACGGGAAAGTAATGGATTACCTTCCGTATCTCCTGATCCAACCACTGGCATGTCTTCCAGTAACCACTCAAATAGAGTTGGTTCCGTAATGACACGACAGATATAACCTCAGTAGCGTGCTGCCGTTGTGTCGGAAACGCTTGCCGTACACGCGTCAAGGAGACGTCGTGTCCAGAAAAGTACTCCCGACCACAAGACTCTCTGAACTTTCCAGTCCAGAAAGACTTGTCCAGACCAACTTTAGCTCCGAAAAGCTGCAGCGTCTGTACAACGGAATGCACATGGTCTACAGGGACAATCAAGTCATCCCCGTAAACGCGCACCGAGCCGCAGAAACGTTTGACATTTCTGCGGGAAAGTGACGTGTTAAGCGACCTCTGGATCCCCATAAAGATCAATGTCGTGAAGACCATTGCCTCAACAGGAAAACAAAGTGCTGAACCCATCGACGCGTACTTAGAGAGCCTTATTACGGGCCCTCCCGGTACTCGCGCCCGGCGGGAACGAGTTGAATCGACAGCCTTACTCAAATGAGGCCACCGACGAAACATCGCCCTGACGAGCTGATTAGAGACACGATCGGAAGCATCACTCATATCGAGTGTTGCGGTTCTTGAGTCAAGAGAACCTTGTCGCGCTAGCTCCTGATTAGGAGCCTGGTCGTCAAATCCGATCAACTTAGACAGGAGTTTATCCCTGTAAAAGTGTTCGAGGAATGACCGCAGAACCGCCTGCTGCATATACTGCATGCAGGTTGGTTCCATGGCAATAACTCGAGGTGTCCTAAGCGTTTTAGGAACTAAGGTGACCTTAACAGGCACCTCAGAATCGGGTTCGAGGATAGTTACATCATCCAATTCGCGGTTAAACCGCCAGTTAGGTATGATGTGCTCTCCGGGATTAAAAACCTCGGAGAGCCGTCTAGTCCAGACAGCTTGGCGGTACTTACCGTTTCCGGTAAGACCATCAGCTGTTGACCCTGGGCCATGCTTTGGTACGAGCCTCCCATAATAGACATCTCTGTCCATCTGGGTAAAAAGCTCGCCAAACAGCAAATTCGACACTGAGGTAAACTCATTGAGATCTCTCTCAGTGAGCTCACTATCGAATTGGCGAACATCCTGCTCACACTCGACATAGTTACGTATCGCTGCAGCTTCTCGCTCTTTCGAGCAGGGAAGCTGCATCTTGCCAAACATCAGCGTAAGCTGACGTAAGGCAATTATTGAATCGATACATGGCTTGTCGAGTAACAAGCCACTACTCCGGTCAAACACACGGTCGTAGAAACCTCCGAGAAATCGGGGGAGCCTACCGCTGCGTTGAAACGCAGCGTGGACACCGACCTCGCCTTGGTCTAGCCACTTTTGGGTAGCCTTTCCTAGGTCCGGTAGGGTTATCGTCAAAAACGACAACCCCTCGTGTTTGATCCGACGTTCGACGGTATTAATGTCGAACGTGGCGCTCGTGCAGCATATGCTGGCAGATTCCTCAGCCAGCATGGACCAGAGTGACATCAGGCTTTTCATCGACCCTCCTTTATGAGAGGTAATCGAATCCATAGCCTATGGAACTCACAGGTAGGGACCAATCTGCTTCGGCCTTTCGGCTACTAGCAGATGGTTACGAATTCACGCGCCAGTCTCTCACGACAGAATCGTGGAGATGGATATCGCTAATGAATTCGCGGTCCTCCCTGGTCAGGTAAGGGGCTTGGCTAGCAAGCCAAACCTTTGCCTCTCCTTGAGAGGCGTCGGCAGGTATAAACGTAAGAGCCATTACCCTTGCAAAACGCAAGGATCGTGGCCCGACGTATTCTACCGCCGGCGTAAAACCGTGATCCAAAAGCGTATCCTTCCGGTTAGTGAAACGTTATAAACCTACACACCATGGAGTGAAACACCGGGACTTTCCAGTCCTTTATATGGTGTTCAGCCATTCCGCATCTGGCCTCATCAGGGGAGTAAATTCTCCACAAGATGAGAGTCAAAAACGGTTGAGACAAGACGTTGAGTAACATCGAATATCACCACCACCAACAGAATAGTTTTATAACTAATTCTGAGGTGGATAGATAGTTCGTTGAACTCTATGTCATCTCGGCGGGGCCGTGAAGTAGAAACTTGAAGCAGTCGTCCTTCCGGACTAAGCTTCTCGGACCTACTCTCGTCCCCCTCGCTACGACTCACCACCGAGCAATCTGGTGATGAGCGCATCCGTGCTTGCCGTGAAGAGGGTTTTGAAGCCCACATACACAGCAAGCGCTTCCGCGTCCGTATAGCCAGCCGGAGGAATGTCAAAGACCAGGTATGTTGCCATACCGACCTTTACATTCTCGTCTGGCTTAAACGGATCCGCGGTAAGCTTGGAATGGTCGATTCGCAGCAAGTGACGCTCTCGCTTACTAATAGTATGCGAAGCAGTCAACTTGATCAGTCCATCAGCGCTCGTGTACTCATGCCCCCCTGCAATATCCCCAGTACGGGGAAGGGAGGTAGTAGTACCAGAAACGGTGATGGATTGCGGATCGGTAAATGCCATAGGCATCACTCCTAG